CGCATCTGATGGCGGCCTAACTGGACCGACTGTAGGCTCTACCGCGTCAGGTGGTGGCGGCGCTGCTGGAACATCTGGCGCGACGCCAACAGCAGGCACAAACGGCGCAGACGGGACTGCTGAATATGGCGGGCAGGGCGGCGGCGGCGGTGGCTCCACCGTTGCAGCTTCCACCAATGGCGCAGACGGCGGCGATGGCGGTCGCGGCGGCGGCGGTGGTGGTGGTGGCGGAGTTGGCATGAACCCTGGCCTCGGCGGGCGCGGCGGGCAAGGCGGCCCTGGATACGGATGGATTGCGACATGGTGAAAGCAGGCGAGAAGCGTTTTGCATTGGTGCGGGACGCGGATGGGCTGGTGGTGAATACCTGCGTGTGGGACGGCGTCACGCCTTGGAATGATCTGCCGCCCGACATTAACGATATTGAATGCCCGGCTTATGTGGGGCCCGGCTGGCGGTATGTTGGCGGTGAATGGTTGCCGCCTGAACCGCCGCCCGAGCCGCCGCCTGAATAATGGCGCGCACCGGCACCTTTGATCCTCAGATACAGGCGCTTGCGTGGTTTGACCCGCAGGCGTTTGCTGAGGGCTGGTTTGCCGATGATCTTATCCCGCCGGCGGTTACAGGCGTTACCGCCGCCCTAGCCGCGTCTGAAACCGGCGCCGACGTTTTGGCCGCCGATGCGTTCATAGGCTACAAGGTCTTGGCGGCCTTGGCCGCGTCTGAAACCGGGCCGGATATTCTTGCTGCCGACGCTTTTATCGGCTACAAGGTGTTGGCTGCGATGGCCGCGGCAGAGTCAGGACCGGACATTTTCGCCGCTTCGGCGATTATCGGCACCCCTCCACCGCCCGCCGCGGCGGATATTTACCTGATCAAATTGCGTTCGTTCACAGAACACAGGAGATTTTGAGCATGGCCGTTAATCTCAAGGCAATCACTTCCTGCCTCGGCTATCAGCAGATCACGTCGCTAAGCGCTGCTGCCGCGCTTACGGTGCCTGTGGTGGACGCTAACGGCTTGTCCGTCAAGCCGACCATCGCCATCATTACCCCCGAAGCCGCCGCCGTCCGGTGGCGCGACGACGGCACGGACCCCACCGGCACGGTTGGGATGCCCTTGGCTTCCGGCGTGACCCTGCAATACGACGGCGATCTGACAAAAATTCGTTTTATCCAGCAGGCGCCCGGCGCTATTATCAACATCAGCTACTACGCTTGAGGGGATCATCATGCCCGGTCTGATCAACGACACCGCCGCCTTCGACCCGGTTGAGTACTACACTAAACAGTTGCCCCTTGACCTAGCGCGGCTGACCGAACTGCGGGACGAGTTGCGTAAGCGGCAGGGCGCCATGACCGCCGTAGACGACGCCCAGAAAGACCGCGACGCGGCTGCGGCCGAGTTGCAGAGCGCCAAGGACCAGGCCGCCAAGCTGATGGCTGAAGCCAAGGAGCAGGCCGCCAAGAACGCCGCCAAGGCCGCCCAATTGAACGACCGCGAGAAGGCAGTTGAGCAGGCCGACGCGGCCGGGCGGGCGGCTGTAGCGGAGCGCGAGCGCGCGGTGGATTTGCGGGAGCGCAACGTAGGCGCCCGCGAAGCCGCGGTGACGGATAAAGAGCAAGCTTTGGCGGCTGACGTTGCCAAGCTGGATGCTGAAAAAACTGCCTTCAACGCTAAGGTCGCGTCCTTTCAGGATTTGGCCGCTAAAATTAAGGCGGGGTAACAGATGCCCGTTTACCTTTCCCCTTTAGGCGGCGCAGGCGTTCAGTTTTTTGACAACAACGGCGACCCGCTATCAGGCGGCAAATTATTCACTTACGCTGCCGGCACAACCACTCCGCAGCAAACTTTTACGACATCTGTGGGTAACGTATTTCACACCAACCCCATTATTCTTGACGCTGCGGGCCGCGTACCCGCGGGGGGCGAGATTTGGTTGGCGAATAGTGTAACGTATAAGTTTGTGCTAAAAACCAGTGCGGATGTTGTTCTGGCCACTTGGGACAACCTAGCAGGCATTAACGACGGGTTTAACGACGCTTCTTTGGTTACTTACGACCCACCGTTTGCAGGCTCGGTTGCGTCAACCGTACAAGATAAACTTGCGGAAAGCATTAGCGTTGCCGATTTCGGCGCGGTTGGAGACGGCGTTACCGACGACACAGCGGCTATCCAAGCGGCGCTTGACTATCTTGACGGCAAAGGCGGGTTTGTGCTGCTGCCCGAGCAATATTATGTTTGCTCAGACACCCTATACATGCCTGATGGCGTCACCCTTGTTGGCCGTGGCGTAGGAACATGGGACACAGTTTTTCCCTCCCGCCCCAAAACTTGGGACGGCACCAACATTCTATTCAAAGGCACAGGACCAAAAAACTTTACCTACGCGGGCGTTACGTCGGGCGAAGGAACTGGCGGATGGCGCGAAAACCCGGCCAGCCCAGGCAGCTACTACAAGCTTAGCACCTTGATGAACTCCACCGCTGCCGGCTCTACGCCGGCAACAGCGAAGGCTTTTAGCGCGGGTATTACAGGTAAGGAAACAGCGGTTTCTCGCCACTGGGGGCTGCAAAATCTCCGCTTGGTGCCTTGGATCGGGCTTGACGGCACAGCCAGTTACAGCAACACCGGCTATCTGTCTTTGGCCGACAACTGGGACTGCGGCCTGCTTCTCAAAGACTGCGAATACGTTAGCCTCTACAACGTGCAGTCTGTGGGCTATTGGCGCATGTACGGCTGCGCGCTCGTCAACCCAGACTTCACCGGGTACGGGGCGCAAGAACGCAACAACTTCCAGAACTGCAAATTCCAAGGCGGGTGCGGTTTGGCTATTCGCGCAGGCGACCAATGGGAAGTGCAAGCGCTCACTAGCAGCACTGTCGAGATTTACTGGACTGACGAAAGTTATTGGCCCGCAAGCGGCATATTCACGGGTCTGCCTGCGTCAACATACACGCAATACACCTACACAAGCCTGTCGAGAAACGGCAGCAACCTTGTGTTTAACGGCGTCAGCCCAAACCCAACCCTTGAAAGTATTTCGCTGGTGCGTTCCCCGTACCGTTCCAGTGGGTCAGCGGGGACTTATTTTTTGAACACCGTGTCCACGGGGCTTGACCACACATCAGGACAACTCGCGCAAACATTTGGTATCTTTAACAGCAAAGCGCTTGAACTGTCCGGTTTCCCTATGCGTGGCGTTCAGTTTATCAATTACAAAGCGCAAACGCGCGAAGACATTTTGGCGTTTTTCCACAACTGCGAAGACCCGCTTTTTGTAAATAGCCAATTAGAAGGCGGCGGCTCCAGCCGCGTTATTGCAACACCATTTGCTACGTCTAGCGCTGCGCCGGCGCCAGCGGGCGATACGCGCAAAATGCGGTTGCTTTCAACGATTATATCTGGCGCCAACCTTGACCTTTTCACCCCCCGGTCGATTCACGACGACGAGCGGCAATACAGCCCAGATGGTTTGAGCGGGGAGATGCAGATCAAACCGCTTAGCACTCAGAACCTCCAACTCTTCAGTTCTTCCGGCAACGGCATTGAGTTTTATAGAGCCTCGGGAACCCGAAGCGCTCGTATTACAGACTCAGGCAACTTGTTGATTGAAAACGCGGGGCAACTAACTTTTTCTGGCGGGGATGTTTTTGTAAATATCGACGAAAACAGGCCCTTCAGGCTTCGTAAAGCCAAGTCGGCGGTTTTCACCGCGTCTATCGGCCCTGCTACCACAACGATGACTGTGACTGCTGTTACTTCCGGTGTCCTTGTGGCAGGCATGACGTTAACCGGAACCGGCGTCACTTCTGGTACGACCATTGTTTCGCAATCGACAGGAAGCGCCGGAAGCACGGGCACTTATGTGGTGAGCGTTTCGCAAACCGTGGCGTCTACGACTATAACAGGGCGCAATAACCCAACTGCGATAGAAGTCACCAGCGCTGCAAGTTCGTTGCTGCCAGGCGCCGATAACTCCCAAAACTTAGGCTCGGGCAGCTTTAGGTGGGGGACTGTTTTTGCGGGTACTGGCACCATTAACACATCAGACGCGCGCGAAAAGCAGAGCGTTGCGGAACTTACAGACGCCGAAAAGCGCGCGGCGCTTAAATGCAAAACCTTACTTCGGTCTTACAAATTCAACGACTCAGTAGCGGTTAAAGGCGACGCGGCGCGGCGCCATTTTGGCGTTGTCGCGCAAGATGTAATGGCCGCATTTAGAGAGGAGGGCCTTGATCCTTTCGCCTACGGCGTAGTTTGCCACGATGTTTGGGCGGACGTGTTTGAGCCGATATACACCACGCGAAAGATCACTGAGCGGGTGTGGGACAAAGAACTTGGTTGGCAAGATATAGAGGTAGAAGAAGAGTACGATACCGGGGAACGCAAGCAAGTTTCTTTTGCCGGGTCTAGGTATGGCGTCCGGTATGACGAACTCTTTGCCTTTGTTTTGGCCGCCATATGATTTTTAAACCCCTTAACTTTTGGGTGTTTAAAACAATGTTTGACGTAACGCTTTGCAAGCGTTTAGTCTTAGACAACCGTACTGGTGCGGTCCACCAGGGTTCGTAAGGAACACCAATGTCTGAAGCAGTACAAGACTTAGCGGAAGCACCCGCGCCGGAACAGGCCGCTACGGCGGCGCCTGTGCCCGACGTTTCATTGCCGGAAGAACAGACGACAGAAGCGCCTAAGACCTTCACCCAAGAAGAATTGGACGCGATTGTCGGCAAGCGCCTTGCCCGCGAACAGCGGAAATGGGAGCGAGAGCAAGCCCTAAAACTGGCGGATTTGGAAGCCAAGCGCACCCCAGCGCCGGCGCCTCCCGCGCCTGACGATTTCACCACTGCTGCGGAATACGCGGAGGCTTTGGCCGAGCGGAAAGCCCAGGAGTTGGTGCGCCAGCGCGAAACCGCCCAGCAGCAGGCTAAATTGCTGGAAGCCTACCACGAGAAAGAGGAAGACGCCCGCGGGCGGTATGACGACTTTGAGCAAGTCGCCTACAACCCAAGCCTTCCTGTGACCGATGTTATGGCCCAGACAATTCAGGCTTCGGAAATTGGCCCTGACCTCATCTATTGGCTAGGGTCCAACCCAAAGGAGTCTAAGCGTATCGCTGACCTTCCGCCTATTTTGCAGGCCAAGGAAATCGGTAAAATCGAGGCCAAGCTGGCCGCCGATCCGCCGGTGAAAAAGACCTCCACCGCGCCCGCCCCTATTGCTCCGGTGACCGCGCGCTCGACTTCCTCCCCGGCCTACGACACGACAGACCCTAGGTCTGTTAAAGCCATGTCAACGTCCGAATGGATCGAAGCGGAACGCGCTCGCCAGATCAAGAAGTGGGAGGCTTCCCGCAACCGTTAAGTATAAGGATCAGCCACCGTGGCTAATTCACTTCTTACCATCGACATGATCACCCGGAAGGCTCTCGAAATTCTCGAGAACAACCTTGTGATCACCCGCACCGTGAACCGCCAGTACGACGACAGCTTTGCCGTCGAAGGCGCGAAGATCGGCTCCACCCTTCGCATCCGTCTGCCAGACCGCGCTCTGGTGACCGATGGCGCCGCGCTGCAAGTGCAGGACGACAACGAACAGTTCACCTCGCTGACGGTTTCCAGCCAGAAGCACATCGGTGTGAACTTCACGTCTGCCGAACTGACCATGCAGTTGGACGACTTCGCTGAGCGCGTTCTGAAGCCGCGTATTTCGCAGCTTGCGTCCAGCATCGACGCTGACGTGGCGAACTCCTACAAGTCCATGTTCCAGTCTGTCGGCACCCCCGGCACGACCCCGGCGACCTCGCTCGTGCTGCTTCAGTCCATGCAAAAGCTGAACGAGTCGGCTGTGGGCATGTCCCCGCGCTACGCGACCGTCAACCCGGCCGCCAACGCTGGCTTGGTCGAAGGCATGAAGGGCCTCTTCAACCCGGTGTCCACCATCTCTCGCCAGTTTAAGAACGGGCTGATGGGCGAAGGCATCCTCGGGCTTGACGAGATCAACATGTCTCAGTCCATCAAGCAGCACACGACGGGTAGCCGCACCGGCGCGCATACGGTCACGACCACCGTGTCCACGCAGGGCCAGGCGACCATCAACATCACCGGCACCGGCACTCAGACGATTGCCGTCGGCGACGTGTTCACCATCGCCAACGTGTACGCGGTCAACCCGCAGACCCGCGAGTCCACCGGCTCCTTGCAGCAGTTCGTGGTGACGGAAGCCGCTACCGCGGTTGCCGGCGCTTACACGGCGGTCAAGATCAGCCCGGCGCTCTACACCTCGGTCAACGCGCTGGCGACTGTGGACAGCTTCCCGCAAGCTACCGCCACGGTCACGTTCCTCGGCTCTGCCTCCACGCAGTATCCGCAGAACCTCGTGTACCACAAGGACGCTATTTCATTCGCCACGGCTGACCTTCTGCTGCCGCAGGGTGTCGATATGGCGTCGCGCCAGGTTCACAACGGCATCTCCATGCGTATTGTGCGCCAGTACGACATCAACAACGACCGCCTGCCGTGCCGCATTGACGTGCTGTATGGTTACGGCGTGATCCGCCCGCCGATGGCCGTGCGGCTCTGGGGTTAATGGGTAAGGACAGGAGAACACGATCATGGCACTTTCCAATGGCGCCGGCGGCTATCAGATTGGTGATGGCAACCTTGGCGAAGTCAGTTTCTTCAACACTGACACCCCGGCCGCCCTTACCGGCGCGTCTGTGACGATCACCGCGGCCAATCTGGCCACGGGGCTTTGCACGATGGACAGCGGCGGCACGGACGCGGGCACTTATGTGTTCCCGACCGGCGCGCTGATCGACGCGGCGTTCCCCAGCCTGAAGGTGGGTTCGGCGTTTGACTGCGCTTTCGTCAACATCGGCGACAACGCGGCCAACGACGTGACCTTCACCGCCGGCGCGGGCAACACGCTCGTCGGGAACGATGTCATTCAGGATGCGTTGACCAAGACCAACAACACATCCGGCATCTTCCGGTTCCGCAAGACCGGCGACGCGGCGTACACGATCTACCGCATTGCGTAAGCAACCCGGCCCCTGCTTCGGCAGGGGCCAACCGCTATAGGAGGCGAATATGCCAAATACCAAACCAGTAGGGGTGGCTTACGAAGACCCGTATCTCAATGGCCCTACCATTGAGAACCCGATCTACACGGCCAAAGGCGCGGCCCTGACGGCGCAGCTTACGTCGATCACGTCCACCGCCCCCGGCACACCCGACTACGCCATCCAAGACCTGACCAGCACCACGCCGTTTGGGTTTGTCACCAAGGACGAAGGCAACACCGTCTTGTCGGTTATCGCGAACCTGCAAGCGCGTGTGGCCCAGCTTGAAAGCCGTCTTCAGGCTCTCGCGCTGATTTCCTAACCTGACGGGCGGTCTTTGCGCCGCCTGTCTTTCTCTGAGGCGCTTATGGCCGTCATTTACCTGTCCCACCCGCAGCACGGCACCAAGGTTGCTACCATGGACGCTGAAGCAAAACATGATGAAGAGTTTGGGTGGATGCGATATAACCCTGCCGCGCCGGCGCCTGCGCCCGGCGAGGAACCTGTCAACGGGCTGGCCGTCCGACGGCGCCGCCCCCGCGTAGACAAAGAGGACGGCAGCGATGGCAACGGCGGGTGATCAGATCAACGGGGCGCTTCGGCTTCTAGGCGTATTGGCGGAAGGCGAAACGCCGTCTGCCGAGACTTCCCAAGACGCTCTCAACGCGCTCAACCAGATGATTGATAGTTGGAACACGGAACGGCTGGCCGTGTTTTCCACGCAAGACCAAATTGAGACTTGGCCGCCCGGCACGATTTCCCGCACCTTTGGCCCGTCAGGTGACATCGTGGGCGACCGCCCGGTGCTGATCGACGACGCAACCTATTTCCGCGACCCGGCGTCGGGCGTCTCCTACGGGCTGAAGTTGATCAACCAGCAGCAGTACAACGGAATCGCGGTCAAGACCGTGACCAGCACATACCCCCAGGTGCTGTGGGTCAACATGACCTACCCAAACATCGAGATGTACGTCTACCCGGTGCCGACCAAGGTGTTGGATTTCCACATCGTGTCGGTTCAGCCGTTGACGCAGCCGGCCAATCTGGCGACCACGCTGGCGTTTCCGCCCGGGTATCTGCGGTGCTTCCGTTACAATCTGGCGTGTGAGATGGCGCCGGAGTTTGGCGTCGAGCCTTCGCCGCAGGTGCAGCGCATCGCCATGACATCTAAGCGCAACCTGAAGCGCATCAACAACCCTGACGACATCATGGCGCTGCCCTACAGCATCGTCGGCACTCGTCAGCGGTTCAACATCTTCGCCGGCAATTATTGATGAAGACGCCGATCCTTGGCTCAACCTATGTGGCCCGCAGCGTCAACGCTGCGGACAGCCGCCTAGTCAACCTCTTTCCAGAACTTGTACCGGAAGGCGGCAAGGAGCCGGCGTTTCTTCAGCGGGCGCCAGGCTTGCGCCTTCTCGCCACGGTAGGCACTGGGCCCATCCGTGGGCTGTGGCAATTTGGCGGGTTTGGCTACGCCGTGTCGGGCAACACGCTCTACAAGATCACGACCGCGTGGGCTGCGACGGCGCTGGGCACGATAGCGGGCACCGGACCGGTGTCCATGTCGGACAACGGCACTCAACTGTTCGTGGCTGCCAACGGGCCAAGCTACATCTACAACGCCAGCACTAACGCCTTCTCACAGATCACGGACCCCGATTTTCCGGGCGCGGTCACGGTCGGCTTTATTGACGGGTACTTTGTCTTCAACGAACCCAACAGCCAAAAGGTGTGGGTGACCAGCCTGCTGGACGGTTCCGCCGTTGACCCGCTGGATTTCGCCAGCGCCGAAGGCTCACCCGACGGGCTTGTGTCGCTTGTGGTCAGCAACCGCGAAATCTGGCTGTTCGGCACCAACTCCACCGAAGTCTGGTACGACGCCGGTACCGCGGATTTCCCGCTTCAGCGCATCCAAGGCGCGTCAAACGAACTCGGCTGCACGGCGGCCTATTCGGTCGCCAAGATGGACAACACCGTGTTCTGGCTAGGCGCCGACGCGCGCGGGCGCGGGATGGTGTACCGGGCCAACGGCTACGTCGGGCAGCGCATTTCGACCCATGCGGTTGAATGGCATATTCAGCAATACGGCGATCTCTCCGACGCCATCGGCTACACCTACCAGCAGGACGGCCATTCGTTCTATGTGCTGATCTTCCCGCAGGCCAATACGACGTGGGTTTACGACCTCGCCACGCAAGCCTGGCACGAGCGCGCGGGCTGGTCCAACGGCGCGTTCACGCGTCACCGCAGCAATTGCCAGATGGCGTTCAACAGCGAGATTGTCGTCGGCGATTTTGAGAACGGCAACATCTACGCTTTTGACCTCGACGTGTACGCTGACAACGGCGCAATCCAGCGGTGGCTGCGGTCCTGGCGGGCGCTGCCGACCGGGCAGAATACGCTGCTCCGCACGACGCACCACAGCCTGCAACTGGACTGCGAGACAGGCGTAGGGCTGGTCAGCGGCCAAGGCAGCGACCCGCAGGTGATGTTGCGCTGGTCAGACGACGGCGGCCACACATGGTCCAATGAGCATTGGACCTCCATCGGCTTGATCGGCGCCTACGGATACCGGGCGTTCTGGCGCCGGCTGGGCATGACGCGAAAAATCCGCGACCGCGTGTACGAGGTGTCGGGCACCGACCCGGTGAAGATTACCATATTGGGCGCCGAACTGCGCGCCAGCCCGACCAATGCCTAGCCCGCCCAACATCACCAACATCCCGGCGCCGCGCGTTCCGATCATTGACGAGCGCACGGGGCTGCTGTCGCGGGAGTGGTATAGGTTCTTCTTCAACCTGTTCAATTTGACCGGCAACGGCAACTGGACCTCGCTGCAAGACCTTCAGCTTGGGCCACCTAGCAGCCCCGACGACCAGCTTGCCGCGCAGCAGCTTGCCGGCGCCTTGGCGGCGCCCGACGGGGCGGCGCAAGAGGCGCAGCTTGCGGTGCTGCAAAGCCAGATACACGCGCTCTCGCTCACGCCCCCGCTTACACCACAGGCACCCAATCCTGTCTTTGGGTCGTTTTACAGCACTGTGGACCAGCCCGACGGCTCCACCACGACGGCTTACCCGCTGGTCTTGGACACGATCCAGATAGAGCGTAACGTCGAGTTGCAGGACCGCACGGCGACGTTCACCGCGTCCATCGGCCCTGCCAGCACCGCCATGACCGTAACCGCAATCAGCGCCGGGCCGATCTACCCCGGCATGGTCATCACCGGCGCGGGCGTTACGGCGGGCACCTACATCGTGTCGCAGACCACCGGCACGGACGGCAGCACGGGCGATTACGTCGTCAGCGCATCGCAGACCGTGGCGTCCACAACCATCACCGGGACGTGCAAATCTAAGATTGTCGTGCATGAGGCGGGCACTTACAACGTCCAGTTTAGCATCCAGTTCGTCAACACCGACGCCAGCATCCACGACACGGACGTGTGGATGCGGAAGAACGGCACGGACGTGGCCGACAGCAACAGCCAGTTTTCGGTGCCCAACCGCCACGGCAGCATCGACGGGCACTTAATCGGGGCGTTAAATCTGTTTGTGGAAATGGCGCCAAACGATTATGTTGAACTGATGTGGGCGACGACTGACTCAACAACCACAATCCAGTATATTGGCGCCCAGACCGGTCCTGTTCGCCCGGCTACGCCGTCTGCTATAGTGACTGTATCCTTGGCCTCTGTGCCATCGAACCAAGGGGTATGATATGGCCGTTACCGTAACCGTCCTGATCCCGGCCAAGACCGCCGAAGCCGCGCAGACGACGCAGTACACCTCAACCGGCGTGACGACGATCATCGACAAGTTCACGGCGACCAATTACAGCGCCGCCGCGGCAACGATTAGCGTCAATCTGATCACGGTCGCAGACTCGGCCAGCAACGATAACTTGACCGTCAAGACCAAGACGTTGCAGGCTGGTGAAACCTACACGTTCCCCGAGGTTGTCGGCCAGGTGCTGGCGCCGGGCGGGTTTATCTCCACAATTGCCGGCACGGCGTCGGCTATCAATATCCGCGCCAGCGGGCGCCAGGTGACGCAGTGAGGCATTTTCTCTGCATAGCGGAGCAAGTTGATGTTACCCCTGTGCTTCGGGAACTAGCCGTACAACCTGAATTGTGGGACCAAAATACGCTTCGCACACAGCACCCGAACACAGCCCACAGCGCTGTCAGCGACATTTGGTTGTGGTTTAACGAAGTGTCTGACGATGTGTCGGCGGTGGCCAACGACATTCAAACGCGGCCTTACCCGGCGTGGGGCGCTCTGCCGTCCTTGCGGCGGCTGGTGTTGGACCTGATCCGCCGCGTGGACGGCGTGCAGCTAGGCCGCGTAATCGTCACCAAACTGCCGTCGGGTGCCATCATAACACCCCACGTTGACCGCGGCGCC